AGCAGCTGCTCGTCGCGGTAGTTCTGTCCAACCGACGAACACCGGAAGCTGTCGCGCTTCCAGTTGCCAAACGTCGAAGACACCCCGGCCTGGGTCGGGGTGTAGACCTGTTGCTGCGTGACGGTGTTGAACTGAACGGCGTCACGCAGCCACTGCCAGTCTTCCTTTGAAGCCTGCACGTCAACCCAAGCCTGGTTGACCCAGCTCGCCATGCGCGCCGACTCGGTGCCTGCGGTCAAGTTCTGCACCGTGGCCAGCGCAGGACCCGACACGCCGCACTCGACCCGCGCGGTGTTGACGAGCTGAAGGTAGTTCACTGGCAGTCCTTTGGGTTATGCCGGCTCGGCCAGCACGTTCTGCAGCCACGCGCGGCCGCGCGGGTTCGCGTCGTCCTGCACGTCGAACGGATACGCCAGGCCGTGGCGGGCGATCATGTCGATCTGGTCCGGCGCCGACGGGTTGCGCGTCACCTGGGAGTACTTGGTCTCCTTCATGCGCGCCAGGATCTCCACGTACTTGCGCCGGATCTTGGTCGGCACGCCGCGGATGATCGGCTGGTTGATCCCGTTGCAGTTCACGATGACGTGCGGCGCCTGGTTCTCGTCGGTCGTCGAATGGATCATCACCGTCACGAACTCGTTCATAAACGCTTCGTCGGCGGCGAGCTGCCGGAAGTCTTTGGACTCGGCCACGGTTTCGATGACCGGCGCGTCGTCCACAATTTCCACGCCTTGTGCGGCGTCTTTTTTAAGTGCCATCTCGATCTCTCCTACGGTTGATGAAAGCGCTGCGCCAAAAAGACGGGCACCCGAAGGTGCCCGTCAAACTCCCAGTGGAGGGTTCTAGGAGATGGCAATTACTGCGCGCTACCCGGCATCACCATGCAGTCGTAGTAGACGTCGGTGACGCCCGCGGCGCCAAGGTCGGTCGTACCCGCGGTGAAGGTGGCCGAAGAGCTGGTGGTGACCTTGATCAGGCCGACCAGGGTCAGACCCGACGCCGGAGCACCGGGGACCGGGCACGGGTCGCCAGCGGCGACGATCGGGCCCTGCGAGGTCGAGACCGTGCCCGAGGCGTTAACCCACACGCCGAACAGGCAGGCCTGGCTGTTGCCCAGCGCGGTGTGACCCGAAGAGAAGGCCAGGTTGTCGGTCGCCGACTTGGACTTGAACACGCCGTTGTTGGTGAACGTCAGCGTGTTAGCGGTCTTGAAGGTGGCCGCGTTGGTGCCTTCGGCCAGGCCGGCGGCGGTCAGCGACGCATAGCCGCTGTTGACTTGCTCGATGTTGTAGCTCATGGAGTGACTCCTTAATCGGTCGTGTTGAGAGTGCCCATCGTGCCGGCGTTGGCGGCACCCGAGGTGCCAGAGCCGACGGTGACGCCGTCATGGGTATGCGTGTTGATCGCCTCTTTGAGGGCCGCGAGGTCGAGGAGGATGGAGTCAAAGAGCTGACGGATCTCACGCGAGGTGAGGAGGTCAGGCACCTTGGCCATCCGAACATTGATGCTTTCGCTCATGGTGGATTCCTTGTTGAGTAGGGGCCCGGTTGCCCGGGCCCCAGGTCATCACAGAGCGGTCACACCGGCCTCGATACGGGCCATGAAGGCGTCGTTCAGGCGGACGGTCGCGAACCAGGTGGACGCGCCCACGTAGCCGAACTGGCCAAGCGGGTTGGCGTGGTTGGTCTGGCTGGCCTTCAGGACGATCGGCTTGATGGCCGACATGCCCTTGAGCGCAACCTGGCCCCAGCAGTCTTCACCGATGATGATGAAGGGGTAGACGTCCACGTTCGCGCCACCCACCGACAGCATGCCGTTGAGCGTGCCCGAGCCCGCGGCCGCGAACGACTTCAGCAGCGGCGAGGAGATGAAGCGGAAGTCCTCGCAGGCGCCGACTTCGCGGTCGTGAATCGGCTTGAACGAGCCGTACTCTTCCACGCGGGTGAAGCCCGGCAGGTTGCGGATGTCAGCGACGGCGTCGGTGTGGCAGAACACGATGTACGCGGGCTGCACGGCACGGGTGCCGAAGTTCACGCCCGGGGCGAGACGCGAGGTCACGCGGCGAGCACGGTTCGACTCCAGGGTCCGCGCGGACTTGCGCAGCGCGTTCAGGCTGATTGCGGTGTTGACCGCCGAGCGGCTGGAGCCGTTGGCGTACACAACCGTCGAGCCGGCCTTCAGCACGCCGTAGCGCACCAGCTCCATCACCTCGGCCAGGGTCTCGCCGGTCAGCTTGACCATCTCGCCCGGGATGTCGTCTTCGTACAGCTGCTCGACTTTCGAGCTGTACTTGAACAGCACGCCGTACTGCTGCAGCTGCACGGTCACGTCTTGGAACGAGATCGTGTTCGCGTTCGGGGTCACGCCCTCGGCCAGCACGAAGTTCGACGCGGTGATGTCGGGAGTGCCGACGTAGCGGGACGAGTCCTCGATCGTGGTGCCCGTGGTCGACGCACCGAACGGCAGGGTACGACGGAAGACCAGGGTGTCGGTCGAGTTCTGCGGCATCTCGCGCTGCGTGCCGAAGTCACCGAGGACGGTGATCGGCTGCGCATGCTCAAGCATGCCCTGGGCCGCACGGATCAGATTCCGCGAGGCAACGGTGCCGTAATTCTGGATAGCCATGATTCAGGTTCCTTGTAGGGATGTGTGGTCAGTAGCCGCGCTGCGCTCGGGTTTTCTCGCGCTGTGCGGCTTCGTAGTTCCAAAGCTCTTCCGGTGACATGTCGCCCAGGGTCTTGGGCGGCGGCGTCTGGCCGGGGCGGACGGTTGCTGCAGCGGCAAGCCGTTGGTTGCGCTCTTGTCGGACTTCCGTTGCGGGGCGCGTGCGAGCCTTCTCGTACAGATCCAGCATCTTCAGCGCGTCCCTTGCCTGCGGGCTGTCGGCCAAAGCGCGGACATCGTTGGCTTGCACGGAGTACCAGGCGGCGAATTCCGGGGTGTTGATGGTCTCGCGCCAGTTTTCGTACTTGCCTTCAATGCGTGCTTCTTCGATGGCTCGGGACATCTCTGCCTTGGTCTGCGCCACCTGCTGCTGCACGTAGCCGGCCACCTGTTCAGGTGTCAGGCCCGGTTGCTGCGGCTGAACGCTTCCCAACTTGGCAGCGACGTACTCTTCCATCGCGCCTGCCCACTCAGGAAAGTCTTCCTTGAGCTGCTCCCACTTTTCCGGGTTCTTGGCTGCGGCAGCCATCTGTCCCTGCGACGGCGCCTGTTCGGGTGCGACCGTCGTCGCAGCCTGGCGCGCTTGCTGGAACTCTCGCTGCATCGCTGCCACGCGACCCTCGGCGGTCTTGACGTGTTGCAGCAGCTGGGCGTTTGCTTGCTCCAGCTGAGGGATCTTGGCCAGAGCGGCCCTGACCTCAGGCGGGAGTGAAGCCAGCGGATCGGTCTGCTCAGCAGCAGGCTCAACAACTTCCGGTTCGGCGTCTTGCGGCGGCAATTCGTCTGCCGGCGCAGCGGCCTCTACAGGCTCAGGCGCGGGCGCGTCGCCGGCGTCGAGCTTTGTGGCCTCTTCGTTCCAGATGTCTTGCAACTGCTCTTGAGTCAGGTTCTCATCCACTGTTACGCCTCCAAAAACAAAAGCCGCCCGAAGGCGGCCTCATGCCAGGGCCAACCGAGATCAATCGTCCGGGGTGGCCACTACATCCCGAGCTGCCGCGTTGGGCAGGTCGAGGAATCTTTTGATGAACCGGATCTCGCCTCTGAGGGCGGCGGTTTCGTCCGCGGGCAGCTTGACGGCGTCGTTCTTTTCGCGCGCTCTCTTGAGCTGCTCCTCAGCCCATTTCCTGAGCTGGTGCCATGTTGCAGACTGGTAGTCGATCATGCCAATGAAAAAGCCGCCCTCAGGCGGCTTTCAGAAAATTGTGGGCGCACGGGCCCCGCACAGATTTTAACGGCACTTCCTGTGCGGGCGCAAGACGCTGTGCTCAAGCCAAGAACCGCAGCTTATACAGCGTGGATTGGTAGAGCGACACCACGGCGTCGATCTCGTTGTGCAAGGCGCTTTCCTCGCGCGGGCAGATCCGCTTGCGGTTGTCTTCGATCCACGCCAGCTGCTGGTCCAGGATGTCGGCAATCTCGCCCTCAAACCCGTTGTCCATCAAAGGGATGTCCAGCAGCTCGTTGTACCGACCTTGGTACGCCTCAGCAAAAGCGTCGATCAGCGGGATGACGCCCTCGTAGAAAGCGCCCAGCGCCATGTGCTCAGCGTAGCTGCGGGTCTTGAGGTGCGCTCGATGCGCCAGGTCGCGCCCCAAAAACACCATCGCCACGAATTCACCGGCAGTCTTCACTTCATCGCTCCCCTGATCAGCCCGCGGCCAGCGGTCTTGGAGGACTGCTTGAACGCCTCGGCGGTCGGTGCGCCCTTCTCGCCGGGCTTACGCATGCGTTCGCCGCTGCCTTCTTTGATCCGCTCGCGCTTGGCGTGGATGTTTGCGTACAAACCCGGTTTGTTCATGGTGTCACCATTTCACTCTGTCTGCCCAGTACGCGGCCGACATCTTGCCCTTGGCGATGTTGTCCGCGTGCCTGGCCTTGAACGCTTTGTTGCGGGCTGACCCTTCGGGCGAACCCTTCACGCCCTGTTGCCCGAACCGGATCAGCTTTTCTTTGCCGTCCGCGCACGCCTTGACGACGTGGCTTTTCTTCGGGTGGTCAGGCGTGGCGCGAGGCTTGTTGCAGTCCATCGCGCTCTTGATCAGGCCCTTGCTCACGGCTGGCGTCAGTACGAGACTTTGGCGTAGCGCGCGTGGATGGCCACGATCACGTCCACGTCAGTGCCAGTGCCGCCAACCGTGGCCGGCCGGATATAAGCCGGGTTCTCGTTGACGCTGTGAACCCCAGCCGACGTAAGGCCCAAGGTGGTAGTGCCGCCCTTTTGAGTCATAGCGTGCCAGTTCACGCCGTCGTTGCTACCCTGCAGCCGCACGGTAGCGCTGCCGAACGTGCCGATCGCCTGCACAGTGATGTCGGCTGCAAACGGCAGGGCGAACGGCGCGCCGCTGTCGGCGTCGCCAAGAGCTTCCCAGGTCAGCAGGATTGCGCCGTTGACGCTGTTGCGGTCGGTGCGCGTGAGTGCAATGGTTGCCATGTTGGCTCCTTTGGTTGTTTACGGTTAGCCCCAGCCCGTGCCGAAGTCAACCGGCGGCTCATACGGCGTGTCCGGCGGCGGTGGCTCGGGCGGCGGCTCAGTAGTGCCGCCAGCCCGAGATCGTCCAAGCCCGCCGCCAAGCACGCCGCCCTTGACGATCTCGCTGGAGATCAACCCTGCGCGCTCTTGCTCAGCCAAGGTTGGCTGGTTCAACTTTCGGAGCTGAGCGGCGGTCGGATCTGGCCGACCGGCAGGCATGGTGAATGTTTGCTCGGCGGGCCTGTCAGCAAAGGTCGACGTGTTGACGTCAGCCGTGTAAATGGTTTGGACCAGAGAATTGCCATACTCGTCTTGGCCACTCCCAACTTGCTGGCTGCCCGTAATTTTTGAGTTCAAAGGCAAGAACGTCACCGCACCGTTTTGCTCTATGCGGTAATACCCTGTTCTTCCGGGGTCCACGTCGGTGGCGCCCACGGTTCCGTAGCGCACGTCGTTGTAGGTCTGTGTGCTGGCCGCAGTCGGGTTCTGCCGAAGCATCAGGTAGTTTGAGTTTCCTGGGTTCGGCGTCAGACCAAAATCACCCAGCGTCTTGCCTTCGGGCAATGCCGCAACCGACAGCTGCCCGGTCGCAGCGTCCGACAGATAGACAGTGCCCTGCGTGTCAACCACGTAGGCGTTGCCGTTGGCGTCGGTGAAGAACGAATCGTTGTAGTTGCCGATTGTGCTGTTGTAGTTGCGCACCTGGCGCTGGTACGCCTCCACCGCTCGCTGGTAGGCGTCGATGTCGCGGGCCAGCACGCTCATGTCAGATCCCCGATCCCGCGACGAGCTTCAAGCGCTGTTCGGCAGCAAACAGCTCTTTGCGGCCGCGTTCCTTGATCGCCGTATCAGCCAGCTTGGCCTTGATCTGCTCCAGCGTCAGGTTCTGCACGTTGGCCATCTTCAGCATCTCGATCTCGCGGTTGAGCTGCAGCTCCTCACGCCGCGCCGCGATGTCAGCCTGCTTGATCGCCAAGCGGGTCTGCAGCTCGGCCAGGTCGCCCTGGTTCTGCGCCTGCACCTTCTGCATGTCGGTCTGCGCCCGGATCTGCGCGGCCTGGATGCGCGGATCAGGCGGCGGACCCTGCTCGGCCATCTTCGCTTGCTGCTCCTTCATCTGCTCGATCTCTTCCGGCGACTTGAACACCTCGGCCGGGTCGATGTGCTGCGCCTGCAGCGCCTTCTCGAAGAGCTTCTGCGGGTCGATGAACGGACCGAACAGCGGGTTGGCCGCGGCGCCCAGCAGGTTCAGGAACGCCTGGTTCTGGATGTCGCGGATCAGCAGCGCGCTTGAACCACGGGCGTCGATCGTAAAGTCGCCTTTAATCTCCTCGTCCTCGCCGTACATCATGTTCCAGTCGTAGTACCGGCGGATGTGAGGACGGGTGATCATGTCGTCGAACTGCTTGACCAGCCGGCGCAGCACCACGTTCGCTGAGTTCATCAGCATCTGCATGCCGCCTACCGTATCTGGTGCAGCGCCTTTTTCGCCCTGCATGATCGTCGGCACGCCGGTCTCGGCGTCGGCCAGCTCGGTGGCCATCTTGATGATGTTCGACAGCTCGTCTTGGTGACTGTTGAACTCGAACGTCGCAAACGCCTTCCTGACGTCGTCCATGTCGTCGGTGGCAAACCAGATTTTGCGGGACGACAGCTGCCACTGCTTGTCCGCCGGCTGGATGACGTTCGGGTTCATCACAATCTGCGGGCCTGAGCTCACGCCTGCGTTGTCCATCATCTGGCGCCAGGCGGCGTTCAGCACCTTCTGCTGCGCGCGCATCAGGTACGGCACGCCGTAGCCCCAGCACGACCCGGCCACCTTCTCCCACACGTAGAAGTCGTAAGGCAGCTGGCCGTCGTCCAGCGGGTTCAGGAACGCCTTGACGACCGTGTTGTTGATCATCACGACGCAAGCGTTGATCGACCGCAGCGAGTCTTTCTCGCCCATCTCGATGCCACACGCCTCTAGGTCCTCGTGGTCGACCTCGCCCCAGTACTCCCACATCTCGTAAGTGTCGCGCGCGACGTCACGCCGCTCCTCGTCCTCCAGCTCCTGGAAGGTGGCGCTGCGCTTGGGACCCTCGTCAATCACCTTGCGCAGCTGGCTGGTCATGTAACCCGGCTGCTTGGCGAGGTCGCGGACCTGCTTGACCGTGAGCTTCTGCCGCTCGTAGACGCCCTTGCCGTCATGCACGTTCTCGCCGCACCCCGGGTCCGGGAACACGTTGCGCGGGTCTACGCGGAAACTGGCCGGGCGCAGCTCCTCGACCATGATCACCTCATGCACCATCTCGCCGTAGGCGTCGGTGCGCGACTGCCAGGCCTTGCGCGTGCGGTTCATCACCACCGGGCCCTTGACCACGCCCGTGCCCAGCACGGCCGCGTCGTGGATCACCTTGCGCAGCTCGCCGTTGTAGTCGCACTCGACCAGCTGGTCGTCGATCTCGGTCTGCATGGCCTCGGCCTTGCGCCTGGCCATCTCCATCACCGCCCGCGCCACGTCCTTCTTGCGCGCGGGCCTGCCCTGATCGTCCATCACCGGAGCGCCAGTCTGCGGCTCCACCGCCGGGCTGTTGTCTTCAGACATACCGATCAGGAACGGCTCGGGCGTGGGCTCGATGCCCCAGTTGCGGTCGTCGGTCGGCAGCAGGATGTCGGCAATGCGAGCCTCTGCCGCGTTCGTTTTCTGTCGAGTCATCCCGATGAAGACGGTGCTGCGGTGGGGCTTGGCGTGCTGCGTGGTGACCGGGTAGCCCTGCTCCACGCTGGTCATCATCTGACTGGCCGCGCGGTTGACGTTGTCCTTGCCGTTGTACTGGTCCAGGTCCTCCAGCCAGCGCTTGTCCACGCCGTAGCTGTACCGATCCCTGATCCACTCGTCGCGCTGCTTGCCCAGGTTGTAGCCGAACGACTGCAGGCGCTCTTCGCGCTTCTCCCGCTCGGCCTCGGGGTCCATCACCTCGATCTCGACGTCGACCGGGTTGGTGGGGTCAATCATTGTCGTGCTCCTCCGGCTCCACATACGGCACCCGCGACTCGACGTGGATGCGCATGAAGTCGCGCTTGAGCGCTTCGAGCGCGCCAAGCACTGCGTACAGGTTGCTCTCGCCGTCGTTCATGTTCAGCTCAAAAAGATCGCCGATGTCGCCATCGCGAGTCTCGATCAGGCACACAAGCGACACCACGTCGCCGCTGACAATTCCTTCGATGATCGGCATCAGCTGCTCAGGGATCGCCGCGCTCTTGTCGCCAATCAGTTTCTGCAGGTCCACGGTCAGTACCCCATCTCGGGGTCGAACACCCCGAAGTTGATCACCGGCAGAGCGCGGTTCGGCTTGATCCGCGCCTCGGCCTCCTCGTGCGTCTTGGCGTGCCGGCGCATCATCAGCGCGTAGCGCGTGGCCGCCAGCAGGTCGTCGCCGTCCTTGACGATCAGCCCGTCCTTGCGGTGGTACAGCCGGAACTCCTCGAACCAGTCGGCCAGGTGCGCGAACACCCGCAGCCGCATCGTCTGGAACCTGGTGAGCATCTCGGCGATGCCGGCCTCCACGCCGTTGCTGCCGTCCTCGAACGTCGCCCGGTTGCGCAGCATCGCCAGGCCCTGCTTGCGGTACTGGTCTGCCAGCTGTTCACCGGAGCCCTTATCTCGCTGCAACCCGTCATGCGGCCAGGCGACTGGGACCCAGTCGCCGCGCGCCTTGATGGCGGCGGCGTGGATCGCGATCGAGGCGTCGCGCACCCGGTAGCAGTCGGTCACGTAGACGGTGTCGGTGTCCCGGTCCCACGCGAGCCACACGCCCGCGGTGGGGTGGTCGATGCCGAAATCCAGGCCCACGATCCGCGGCCAGTGCGGCGGCACCGGGAAGGCCTGCACCTTGATCGCCTCCTCGGCCACCGGGAACACCCGGCCGGAGCCGAGGATCGGGATGCCCTTCGCCCTGGCTTCGCGCTCGTGCTCCGGGTAGCTGGCCACGATCGCGGCGCGCTGCTCCGGGGTGTAGTGCTCCGCATCGTCGATCGTCATCGTCGTGACGTGCGAGCCCGCCGGCTTGTCGAGCAGGTAGCGCTTGACCACCTCGCTCATGCCGAGCAGCGGCGTGAACGTCACCCACACCAGGCCGCCCGTCGCGTTCGTCCGGGTGAGGCCCTCGCTGTAGATCGGCAGCGGCGGCTCTTCGTCGAACCACACCAGGTCGACGGTGTCGGCCTGCCACTTCGTGCGGCCCTGGTCGTAGGACAGGAACTGCACCACGCTGTCCTCGCCGCTGACGTGGCGCACCACCGCGGAGCTGATTGCGTCCGGCACGCCCTGCTTCATCGACGTGTCGCGCAGGCACTCGTGCGGGATGGTGCCGGTGCCCCACTCCTCGCGCAGCTCGGGCGGGCCGATCAGCAGCCGCTGGATGCCCTTGCGGGTCAGCTCGGCGGACTCCGAGCCGCACATGGCCCGCACCGGGTACGGGAACCTGCGGCCCTTCCACCAGTCCGGGTAGCGGCCGGTCAGGTGCATGGCCATCTCGTAGGCACCGGCCCAGGTCTTGCCGAGCTGGTTCCCGGCCATGAACAGCCGCTCGCGGTACTCGGCGCCGGCCGCGTGGAAGTCGGCCTGCCTGGTGTAGGGCGCGTAGGCGGCCAGGCGGTTGCGCCGGGCCCGCACGTCCTTGAGCCTGAGCAGCTCGTACAGCTCGCGCTTCTCGTCGTCGCTGAGCGCCGCCAGCACCGCGGGCGTAAGCGTGGACAGGTCCATCAGCCCTTGGCCGCCTTGGCGAGCAGCGCGGCCAGCCTGGTGTCGAGCTGCTCGGAGCTCAGCTCCATGCGGCCGTCCAGCTTGACCTCCACCGCCTTCAGCTTCGGTTGGGTGTACTGCAGGATCTCGCTGAGCATCCGCACCCGCACGTCGGCGTCGATGTCGTAGGCCTTCGCAGGCTGGCCGGTCTGCGGGTCGATCACGGGGTTGCCGTTGTCGTCCAGCAGCGGGCGCCCCTTGAGCACCCGCGTGAACTCCACCGCGGGGTCGAGGCCCTCCTCGATGAGCGCCTCGCTGACCGCGCGCAGGTTCATGCGCAGGCCGGCGCCAGGCTTGTTCGCGGCCGAGGTCTGCACGGCGTGCGTGCGCCCGGTGCGAGGGCCCGCGGCCTGCAGGTCCTCGGCGGTGGCCAGCTTTGGCGGCGCGCCAGCCAGCTCAGCCAGGCGCTGCGCCTTGCTGCTGGTTCGCGCCACGATCAGATCTTCCCGGGGATGATCCCGCCTTGGAAGCCGGGGACGTTCTGCTTCATGCCGCCCTTGTAGGCCGGCTGCGTCGCGTTCGTGCCGGGCAGCGGGACGCTGACCTTCGAGGGGATCGTGCCAGCGCCCTGAGTCTGGTTGCCGCCGACCTTGCCTGCCGCGACGCTGACGTTGCGGCTCTTCGGGTTGCCGTAGTCCTGCATGGTGATGCTCCTGGTGGTGCGCTTGCGCGCGTGAAAACGTACCCCGGTGCCTGATCAAGGCACCGCGGCGGAAGTCGTAGATCGTTGTCTGGCGCGGCTTTCGAGCTGGTCAGCTCGCCGCGTGTGCGTTCACATGCTCATCGGCGGCCGTTTCGCGGCCTCTTCGTTCCACATCTGCCGCCGATACTCGCTGAGACCGGCCGCGCCGTTCGCGCGAAAGGCAGCGAACTCAGCGCCGTCGAGCACGTCCAGGTCGAGACCCAAGCGGCGGGCCTCTTCCTGGCGCGGTCCGTCCAGCTTGGCCATGAGTGGATGCTCTTGCGGCTGCGGCTGCGGCTTCGGTGCAGGCGCCGGCTTGCGTGGCATTACATCGCCCCCTGCGTCGTCTCGCGCTTGGCGGCCTCTTCATCCCACATTGCGGCCATCTCTTCCTCGCCTTCGGGCTGCTCGCTTGGGAGCATGTCGCTCAGGTACTCGAAGCACTCTTGCGCGCTCTCGCACATGTACGGCTCGCGGCCCTCGGCCTCGACGGTGATCTGCCCGTCTTCGGACACGGTGATGACTATCTGCATGAGCGCGGGCTCCTGAAAAACGAAACGCCGCGGGGCTGCCGCGGCGTCGAGGAAAGTAGGCAAAACGCGGGCGCACTCGCCCGCGCCAAGTTTGCCGGAAGGCGATTCGGCCGTCAACTGCAAGCACCACGCCCTCTGAAAACCGCCAGAAGTTAGCTTTCAGCTATCAATCAAGACCTGCTGATAGAACTGTACAAGAAGAAAGCTGTTGCGTTAGCGCAACTACACAAAAGGTTAGGGTTTTCCCTAATGTACAACACCGATGTTGTACGCAACTATGCGTACACCGAGCCGGCCGGATGCCGGCAGCAACAGGAGCAACGACATGCCGAAACTGACCCACACCCAAACCTTCATCGTCGGCCACCTGCTGATGCTGGCCTTCGGCGTCCTGCTGGGCGCTGTCGCCATCGCGCTCGGCGCGTGAGGAGACGACGCCATGAACAAGACCTTCCCGAACGGCAGCCTCTACAACTCGCTCGCCGACGTCAAAGCCGCCTGCAGCGGCGCGCACCAGGATGCGCTGACCTGGGCCAAGCGTGAGATCGGTCGCGGCACGTACATCAGCCGCGGTCGCAGCTTCGTCTCCCTGCGCGACGGCGACCTCGTCGGCGGCGAGGCCGAGTGCTGGAGCTGGGACGGCACGCTGAAAGGCTTGGTCGCCGCGATCGACGAGGCTAGGTTCAGCGACCGCGCCGACACGCTGGTGATCCAGGGTGGCATCAACTACGCCGACACCCCGCGCGACTACGCCGACGGCGCCTATGACCCCTGGGTCGGCGAGTGGGCCGTGACGGTCTGGCGCCGCCCGGAAGCCTGACTTAGGGTTTCCCCTAGTATACAACGGGGGTGTTGCACCCCCATGATTCACCTACCGAGCCGGCGGTTTCCGGTGTTCTCAAAAACGGAGCTTCACATGTCACACGAACTCACCCAACGCGCCGACGGCACCGTCGAATTCGCCTACCTGAAGTCCGACGGCCTGCCCTGGCACGGCCTCGGCCAACCGATGGAAGACGGCGCCTCGATCGACCAGTGGCGCGTCGCCGCTGGCATGGATTGGAACATCGGCCGCAGCCGCGTTCGCTACGGCAACGAAACCAACTTCCGCACGATCGAGGACCAGCACGTCCTGTATCGCAGCGACGACAAGTCCCCGCTCGGCATCGTGTCAAACAAGTACCAAGTCGTGCAGCCGGCCCAGGTCATCGAGTTCTTCCGCGACGTCGCCCGCGCCGGCGGCCTGGAGCTCAGCGCCGCGGGCACGATCCAGGGCGGCAAACGGTTCTGGGCCACCGCGAAGATCGGTGAAGCCGCGCCGACGTCGATCAACGACAAGATCGGCGGCTACCTGCTGCTGTCGACCAGCGCCGACGGCTCGCTCGCCACTGAGGCCCGGCTGACGTCGATCCGCGTCGTCTGCAAGAACACGCTGCAGTTCGCCCGGGCCGACGCCAAGCCGGCCCTGAAGGTCTCGCACCGCTCGGTGTTCGACGCCCGGGCGGTCAAGGAATCGATGGGCCTCAACGAAGCCGCCTGGGCTGCGTTCCGCCACAATCTGGTCCGCCTCGCGGACGTCCAGCTGCACGAGACCGAAGCCGCGGACATCGTCGCCGGCCTGTTCGCCACCGGCACCGGCGAGCTGCAGCGCGACAAGGCCCGCGAGACCGCCGGGTTCGCGAAGGTGATGTCGCTGTTCAACGGCGCCGGCATGGGCTCGCAGCTCGACGGCGTGTTCGGCACCGCCAACGGCGTGCTGCAGGCCGTGACTGAATACGCCGACCACCACGTCCGCGCTCGCAGCGACGAGAACCGCTTCATCGCCTCGCAGTGGGGCGGCGGTGCGGCCCTCAAGCAGCGCGCTTGGGACCAGCTGATCGCCCTGGCTGCCTGAGCTCAGCGGTGAGGGGCCTGGCCCGTCCGGGCCCCTACCAGTGCGCTCAGCACGAACCGACCCGGCCGGATGCCGGACCTGACCTGGAGACCTGACCATGAACACCAAAGACACCCCCCGCCGGGGCACCAAAGACCGCGCGATCCACGACCTGCGCGAGCAATTCCAGCTGGCCGCGCGTCAGCGCGACATCGCGGAGGCGAACTGCCGCGAACTGGTGGCGGCCCTGCAGGAGATGCTCAAGTACGCAGAAGGCTTCGAGGACGCCGACCACGTCATCGACGCTCGCGAAGCCATCGCCCGCGCCACCGGGGAGGCCTGACCATGCCCTACATCAGCCCCGCCCTGGCCGCGGTCACGCCGGCCCAGATCCGCCAGTCCTACCGCCGCCGCGCCGCTGAAGCTCGGCAGCACGTCGCGCCCCGTATCCCTGGAGTCGCCCGCGCCGGCTTCCCGCGCTACTACGAGAACGTGCGGGCCGACCGCACGACCGCGGCTGCGGAGCTCGCCGAGCTCATGGCCCTACCGTCTGGCACCGAACGCACCAGAGCCTACGTCCGGCTCTACGACCGGATCAACCACCTGGTGCATGCCACCCCGGCTTTCCCGGAGGCCTGACCATGCAGCCCGCCCCTGCCCGCAGCTACACCGACCCCGCCACCGGCCGCCGGAAGCCCGACGCGCCGGCTGGCTGGCCCTTCGGCACGGTGCCCGCGCCGCGCCCCTCGAAGTACCATGCCGCGACCAAACTTGGTCCGGCGTTGTTCTAGGAGACCCCCATGAGCTGGCTCGACTACCTGATCGCCTACTTCACGATGGCCTGCGGCTGCGCCGCGCTGCTCCTGATCTACGTCTACCGCACGGGCGGCTGGTGATGCACCAAGTCCCGCTCGAAACTTTCCTCGCGCTCGGCTGGTCGGAGTCCATGCGACACCGGCTGGCCGACGCTGCTGCCGACCCGGCCGTTGCCTGCTTGGTGGCGGTCGAAACGGACGGTCGGCGCACGGTGCAGCGCTTCGAGGCCGTCCCGGCTACTCTGCCCGCCGACACGGTGGCCTTTTGGGCCCGCCCAGAACGCGCCAAGCGCTCTCGAACGGCCGAGGCGGTGCTCCTGGTACTCCGGGACGGGCTGACGCCCTACGCGGCCGCCAAACAGGCCGGGGTCAAGTCCCAGGCCGTCTACCGCGCCCTCAAAGCTCGCCGATCTCGCGCGCCAGCCGGCGCATGATCGCGCCGGCGATCTCCCGCTCCAGCCGGGCGATCGTCTCCATCACTTCCTTCTCTCGCTCGCCTGCCAGCGGCGCCCGCCCGGTGCCCTGGCAGTGCAGGCAGATCGTGTCGCTCAGCATCGGCGTGCCGGCGACCGTCTCGTAGCCCCTCCCCTCGCACGGCCTGCACACGTCGTCGATCAGATGCGCCAGAACCCTGGCCACCACCTCGGGGTCGTGCCCGCGGCCGATCAGCCCCCACGCGACTCGCGGCAGCTCGCGCTGATCGCCGCCGTAGCGCCAGCGCCAGATGCTCAGGCCCAGCGGGTTCTTCTGCCCGGCCCAACCGCACGCCCGGACGATGTCGACGTCGCCGATCTCCTCCAGGCCGACCTCGCCCAGGTCGTCCGTGTGCTGCGCCGTCCCGATCCGCTCCCGTGACGTCATGCCCATGCCCTTTCCCTTGCGTCCATGACCGCGTCCAGCAGCGCCTGCTGCAGGTCCCCCTTGGCCGCCAGCACGGCCATGATCCGTTCGTCGATCGTCCCCTGCGCCACCAGGTGGTGGACCACCACGCCCGAGGTCTGCCCGGGGCGGTGCAGGCGGGCGTTGGCCTGCTCGTACAGGTCTAGGCTGAACGGCAGCCCGAACCAAACCGCCACGCTGCCGCCCAACTGCAACCCGTCGACCCCGTGCCCGCCGCTCGCCGGGTGCATGACCAGCAACGGCACCTTGCCGGCCTGCCAGTCCCGCAGCGCCGGCTCGCCGTCGAACTGCCGCGCCTCTGGGAAGCGCGCCTTGATCCTGGCCAGGTCATGCCGGTACGTGATCAGGCACAGCACCGGCTCGCCTTGGTCGACAATCTCGCCCAGCGCGTCCAGCTTCGCGTCATGGACCAGCTCGACCGCCCCGGTGTCGTCGTACACCGCGCCGTTGGCCAGCTGCGCCAACTTGCCGGCCAGCACCGCCGCGTTGACCGCGGTCACGTTGCCGGACACCAGGTTGCGCTCTAGGTCGCGGTAGCGGTCCATGTCGAAGCTCACCGGCACGACGTTGTCGATCCGCTCCGGCAGCTGCAGCTCGCCCTCGACCGTGAACATCACGTCTTGGACCGCCGCGTGGATCTCCTGCGCGGCGCCCGCCTTCAGGCGCCAGCTGTACACGATCAGGCCGTTCCTCTTGTCCGGCTCGAACCAGCGGTCCCGATACTTGGTGATGCCGGTGCCCAGCCGTTGCCCGCGGTCCAGGATGCTGATCTGTGGCCAGAGCTCCAGCAGGCTGTTCGGCGCCGGAGTGCCGCTCAGGATGTAGAGACGTTGTATATACGGTCGCGCCTTCTTCAGCGCCTTCCAGCTTTGGCTGGCGCGGTCCTTGAAGCCGCGGTTCTCGTCGATCACCACGCAGTCGAATGGCCACGTCGCGCCCGGGTATTGCTCAGTCAGCCAAACGAAGTTCTCGCGGTTGATCACGTACACGTCGGCCGACTCGCTCAAAGCCGCCTGCCGCTCCCTCGCCGAGCCCAAGACCCTGACGACTCGCAGCTCGGCGAGGTGGTCCCATTTCAGGACCTCCTGCGCCCAGACCAGCTCGGCCACCCGCTTCGGCGCCACGACCAGGGTCTTGCGCACCTCGAACCGATCGTGCATCCACTGCTCGATCGCGGTCAGCACGATCGCGGTCTTGCCCGCCCCCATCCGCAGCGCCAGCAGCTGGTAGTCGTTGTCTAGCAGCCGCTCCAGCGCGCGGGCCTGGTACGGTCTAGGCGAATAGAGCATCGACCGCCTCCAGACTGTCCAGCACCCTGACGTCAGCCCCCAGCCTCGTCAGCATCTCGTGAATCCGAGACTGCAACGCGGTCGGGCGCCGACCAGGCGCCTTGAGTTCCACGAACATCACCCTCCCGCCCGGCAGGAAGACGATCCGGTCCGGCACCCCGCTCATCGCTGGCGCCACCCACTTGATCGCCACGCCGCCGGCCTTCCGCGCCTGCTCGATCAGCCGCTGCTCAATCTTTCTCTCAAGCATTGCCCGCTCCAGCTCGGTGACAAGGTGACGTGACGAGCACTGTTTTGGATCTCACATATGCGGGGTATATGTTTTTGGCGCTCTGCACCCAAAACACACATCTCTTGCGTGTGTGCGCGACCCATACACTTGTCACCTTGTCACTCATCACCTAATCACTAGAGAGAAAACAGGCGGTGACAAGCAAGGTGACGAGCTCGGTGACAACTGCCCCTGGTCCATCACCCGTCACTCCAGAAAGTCCATCGACCCGTCACCCGTCGCGTTCAGCGCGGTGACAACATCCGCATCACTCATCACCGCCCCCTGCTGGACCCACACTCGGCACGCCTCCCCTTTCCACTTTTTCCGGGCCGCGAACCTGTACCCGAGACGGCTCAGCAGCGTGTTCACGCGGGTCGTGGAAGGCGCCTCCGCGCCGGCTGAGATCATTGCGCGGACCAGGTGAGCCGAGCTCAGGACGTTCCGCGACACCCCCTCCGCGCCCCGCTCAATCACGTCCTCGGCGATCAGCTCCAGGTCCCCCTTACTCATCTCGACGACGGTTCGCTTCACGTCCGTGTCGGGGGCCCGCCCGTCGGCGTCAAACTCCGGGTGCAGTTCCGTCTCCAGCAGCCACTTGCGCATCGCCCCCGGGTGCTCGTGGACGGCCGCGAAGAGCCGCGTGAAATACCCGTCTTGGGTCAGCTGCTGGGCCTGGGCCGTGGTCAGTTGGGACGACAGGAACATGTACCGGCGGTCCGACGCATCCACGGGAGCGCCGTCCAGGTAGTTCGAGAAGACGATGTAGTTCGAGACGTTGGGCGCCGTGTAGGACGCCTTGCCTTTCGGGTGTATCTCGACCTGCGAATTCGTGATGAAGGGCTTCAGCCGGTTCATCACGTCGTAGCGGTTGTGGCCGTGCTGCTTCATCTCCTCGATCGCGATCAAGGCGTACCCGCTGGCCCAGTCCGTGAAGTTGCTCTCTAGCGTCGAGCCGTTCAGCGACCGCACGTTCTGCCCGCCCATCGCCGCAGCCACGAGCTCGCTGAAGAAGCTCTTGCCGTCGCCTGGCACCCCGTGGATGTACGGCGACCAGCGGATCTTCTTGCCCGGATGTTGGACGTTCCAGGCGATCCACGAGACCAGCAGATCCCGCTCCCGCTGGTCCGCCAGATAGGTGCGCAGGTGCAGCTCGACCGCGGCGATTGCGGCCAGGTCGTCGGCCGAGTACTGATCAGGCACCGCGGGCACCGATTCCGGTCGGTACAGGTTGACCCACTTGCGGCCGAACATCTCGAACACCGTGTCTGCGCCAGGCATGTAGGCCTTGTGCGCCACGACAGGCATCCCCCACATGTCGACCGCCCACTGGTCAGCCCGCTCGCGGTTGCCCTGCGGGTCGAGCGGCATGAACCTGTTGTGCAGCGCGCGGAAGCCCTGGCTGGTGGTCTCCTGCTTGGTCTCTGTGTGGAAGAACTTGTCGCCGTCGGTGATGTAGACCCACGGCGCGGCCCACTCGGGCATCGGCGCGGCCTGCTGAACGCCTGAGCGTGAGCGCACCCAGCCGCGCACCGTGCCGATCGGCAGGCGCACGCCGAGATCCTTGGCGCGGGTCTGGATGGCGGTGGCCAGGGTCTCGCGCTCGACGTCGGTCAGGCCCGCGGTGTTCGCGATCTGGGCGGCGACCTGGTCCTGCAGGTCACGCGCGTCCGAGCAGGCCTCGACCTGGCGCTTGAACTTGTCCAGCTGCTGGTCGCGCTCGTCGCGCTGGGCCTGCTGCCGGGCGGCCTTGGTCTGCTTGACCAGACTGGCCAGCGTGACGCCGCCGTTGCCCACCGCGCGCACGGTCTTGAACGACCGCCAGCGTGCCAGGCCGTATTCGGGGCCGCCGTACTTGCTCGACTCCTGGAAGATCTCGTCCCACAGCTCAAAGCCCTCCTCGCTGCCGCCGAACTGGTGATGCAGCGCCTGGCCGACCCTGATCCAGTCGTCGTAGGGCATCTCCAGGTCCAGGTGCGGCGCGATGTCCGCGCGCACGCGGTCGGCGTCCCAGCCGTCGAGCGCCGGCTTGTAGTTCGCCAGCGCCAGCTCGCCCAGGTCGATCGTGGCGGCCGGCGAGGCGGTCACCGCGCTGCTGCTACGCACCGACCAGCCTTCGGGCAGGCACGACGGCAGGTCCGCCACGAACCGCGACACGTCGGCGGTGTCAATCCAGGTCAGGTCCCACACCTCGAAGTCGC